AGTTGCTCCAGAACCACCATAGTATTCTCTGGTACGGTCAGATTTAACAAACTCTCCTATGGATTTCACAGGAGATGCTACCGCACTTGTAATCTGTTTAATACCCTTCCTTGGACCCATACGACCTTCCAGATCATAGACTACGTTATTGGCCTCAGTCAGAAACTCAGGACCAATTGTAGAACTCTGGGTCTGGGTATTAAGTCCTCTGGAACCTATACCCTTAAGGATTACCGGGGTAACTGGTTTAACTGGCATACCACGTCGTCTCGTTTACAGTTCGGTTCTCGTCTTGTACAATGGCATCTCCCAATGCTTGCTGAAAGCGTCGTAGAGCAAGGTCAGAGGTTGTACCACCGTCTTCTCCACGTTCTGCCAAAGCTAGTGAGTAAGCTCCAAGAACGATGATATTTTCAGGAAGAGTAAAGGTATCTGTAGCTGACGTGAGATCAGCCTGAGGAATAACTGCGTGTACCTTGATGTCATACACCGCGTCTGGAGTAGGCCAGAAGGAGATGTCATTATCGTTCAAACGGTAGTAGCTGGGGTTAGCAGTCTGAGTGTCACCGATGTAAGTCAGGTTGTAAAAGTGTGAGTCACTGATCTGCTTCAGTTTGTTATCGTTGGTGTTGTCTATAACCTGCAAGATACGTGTTCTGTCGGTTACGTTAGACATATCGTAGGTAGCTGTAGAAGCTGCCGTGGTTACTGTTTCAACAGAACGTAGCGCAGTCCAGTTCCAAGAATCCTCAGAAATATCCTTAGCCTCGTTTACAAGCTCTCCAATAAGCTTCTGATAGGCATCTACTTCAGATGCAGAGGAGATAGCCCCAACCCAATCAGCACCAATAGTGTCCTCTCTAAGCCTCGTTAAAACCTTGTCTATGACAGTCCTATAGCTCATCAGTTAATTCCTCATCTAAAAATAGCTGCCGCTCTGCTTCTCTTCTTCTCAGCAAACCGGGAATAACTCTTTTGTTTGCATACTTCCACTTAAGAAACTCATCAGCACAACCGAAGTAATCTTCTCTGTTTAGCTTCATTCTTGCTGTGCTTCGTTGAAACGCTCCTGATCCTATATTGTAGACAAAACTAGATAAAGCAGCTAATTGGTTTTCATTTACTGGTACTTTAATTAGGTTTCCTAGCCTGTTTACCGTTGTCTTCAAATCTCGTTCCATCAGACCAAACGCTTCTTCTTTTGTAACCGGCCTGTGATTTCTGGTAACTCTGCTTCCATCTAGTCCGTATATTGATCCCACACCTATTGTCCAGATACCGGCTACGTCTTTGTAAGGTTCAGAACGAAAACCTTCGAAGCTTTCGATTAACTCCAGACCTTTCTTATTTATCATTTAGACCACTTGCTAACCAGACGTTGACCAAACCAAAAGCTAATGATGACACTAAAGATACCTACGATTTCATCTGACCACAGCTTGTCAAACAACTCTACGCTAATAAGACCAAAGGCTGACAAGAAAGTCAGAAGAACAAACTCAAGAAAGAAGAAGTAGGTAATTAAAGGACGTACCGTAGCAGACAGGTTGACTACCCACTGACTAGCACGTTTAGCGTGTTCATCGGCATTCTTATGTACCGCTATGTTAGTTTCACCTACACTGGTAATTACAGCTTCATCTCTACGATCCTGAGACTGTTGAGCCATAATCTTAAGTTCATGCTCTTTGTCCCTGACATCCTGCTTGCCTTCCATGTACATTTTGAAAAGACCGGGGCCAGTTGAGGTAGCAAACCCAAGAAGTGATCCTACTAAGCTTAACATTATTCTGCTTTCCTTTCGTTGGATACTGGCGGATGTTTTCCATTGTGCATGGCATATATCCGGTCGTAATTTTTTTCAAGCTGTTTAACAGTAGTTAGCGTTTCTGCTAGTTGCATGTGGTCCCGCCTAAGGTTTTCTGGAGAAGCCATCTTAGAAAGAACGTCTATACGTTGCTCCTGAGTTTCTGTAGAGGTATTAAGCTTGTCACACCTGCTATCCATTTTTCTTAGACGTTGCTCTACGTCTTCTAAAGCTTCTGATAGTTGTTTTATTTGCATTTTAGCTACAGCACTGGCTCCAGCTACACTAAACAAAACACCTCCCAAGGTTAATACGGTTCTTAAATCAATTGCTCCTTCCATACTTAACCTCTTCTTTAGTATCTTTAGAAGTTACAAACTTCCAATCCGTTCCCATAAAAACTATACAAACTGCACCTTCTAGTTCAGGAGGGGATAGTGTGAGAAGCCAGTATCCTTCAGAACTAACAGACAGTTTAACTAAAGCTCCTTCTCTAATTCCATAACCACGAACAAATTTAGAAGGTTCAAATATTTTACTTTCTTCTTTTCCTACACAAGGTATTTCATCTGCTTTAACTGTAGTAGCATAGACTGCTAAGGTTACTAGAGTAAAAACCCAAAGAAAGAAGAACCTTCTTATCATTCTTCAAGCTCAGGCCAATCGTACAAGATGCCTGACTTGTTCCCATCAGCGTCGTAAACGACAAACAGAGCAGCAATAGCGTCGGTATCAGCGGCATTGGTGATGGCCGTTTCCATCTCTGTGGCCTTGCTACGGATTGCTGCACGGTACGTTGCAATGTTATCAGGCACCGCTGTGCCAGTGTCAGCGTTGCGAATCACAGCCCAGTCAGTTTGGGACAACAGTGAACCTTGCTGCGCTTTGACTGCTGCAATCAGATTCGACTTGACCCCCGGCGTGACAACCTGTTCGCCGTCTTCCATGATTGGATCGCCGTTCTCATCAACTGCATTAACGTCATCCAGCGATTTAGCTGTGCTGTTGACTGTGCCGTCATCGTTATAGCTCCAAGTGTACAACCGGCTGTCTGGTGCAGGCTGCTGCACTACCTCAGTAATACCAAGTTCTGTTTTACGCTCTGCACTGTAGGTGTACCAGCTTGCCGGATGCGTAACACCGTCTCCGTCAGTCCACGCTTTACCGGGTCGGATGGTCTGCCCGTGGCAGCATTTAAAAATTGATGTCATGTGTGCCTCCTATCGGGCAGTTGCTGTTTTGAAAGGTGACTCGGCAATTGCCAAATAGAAATAATCACCACCGCTTGCATTCATTGCAGTATTTGTGTTCCTTACCTTAAAACCATTGGAATAATAAGAACACCTACGACTGCCAGTGGGATTATCTTCTTCGGCAAACGCATCATTTGCGTTGATTTTATTATTCATATCATTACCTGCGGTTGGATTATCTCCAGCCGTACCGGCAGGTGAACCAAAATTTCCACTACCTCTTGCTGTATCAATCAGGCTCCATCCGTCAGCGCCATCATATCTTCGGAACAGAATAAATCTGGGTTTAAAACCTGTATAAACAAAAGGTCCATCAGTTGAACCATTACCTTCGTAGTCTCCAATTTTACAATATCCTTCAACATCTGCAAAACAGTAAGCTATGTGCTCTTCAGCAGTTGTTTGTGAAGTTCCCACCGAAACAACGGTTGATGTAGGTGCTGTGTTTTGCCACATATTTGTATCAGTTGCGGGTGCGGTACTTGCATTTAGAAAAATTTTCTTACCAGCGCCCATATCTACGTTAAGCACTTGCCAATTTGTAGTGTCTTCTAAATTTTTTACAAACACCATACGAGGGGCTACGCCAAGCCCATGTCCAAAAGTGATATTGCTATTTCCGCCGGGATTGAATTTACAAATTGAAAATCCTGCTGTTGTATTGGCAGATACTGTAGAAGTCACACTTCCATCAGTGTTGCTGCTACCGCTGCCATTGGCTTTCCATTGCCAAGCAACATAATCTTCTGTGTTTGTGTTTACTTTATCGTCGTCTCCCAATGCAAAACCATCTGACTCAAAAGCTGTCAGTGTGTCAGCATCAGTGGTTTCGGCAGTGGTGGCATTTGATGCTAGAATTTTTGTCGCACCTCTAACCGCATCAGTCAGAACATGAGCATCAGCAGCATCCCTGTTTTTAATCCAAACCCAATCTGGCTGGAACGTCGAATTGCCGCTCTGATTGATCGATTGTGTTGATCCATTGCCGGTGTACAGCGTGGTCTGGAAATGGGCCGATGGATCGGCAATAGCTGGGTCATCTAAATTGGCTAAGGATAAATTTTTAAACCCTGTGACTGTGGTTTCCCAGCCGCTTTGACCAGCATCAAGTATTGCCCCAGCGTTGGAATCAGTTCCGCTGTACACCATGGCATAAGGCTGTCGGGCTGTAGATAAACTAGCACCGTTCAAGTCCAAGATCGAATACGTTGAAGTATCAGCAAACGTACCTGATGATGCGCCATCTGCCGCCACTCCTAATTTGCCGTTATCCATATCAAATAAAAGCTGAAAAAATGTTTCAGCAGCAACTGTGGGTGGACCAGTATCAGCGACGAGAGAACCACCAACTCGTGTGACGAAGTTTCCGTCTAAAGTGTTGTAACGAATTTGAACTACGCCATTGGCATCAAGATCACCGTAGGTTGTCGCACTATCAGGCGCACACAATCCAACTATAATCTGTTGATAGCTACTGGCTGACTTAAATCGTAATGCCCACTTGCCCGTGTCAGGCACGAGCAGGTTCAAGCGGGTGTTTGTCCAACCCGATGTTCCGACATATTGCAAATTACCGTCGCTCAATGTGCCAGCACCGGACGAAAGCGGATTAAATGTAGGAAGGTTATTAGTCGGGCTATCCTTAACCTGATCTGCCGCAGCCAAGCCACTGCTGGTAAAGTCGTTGCCGTTGCCACTGCTATCGTTACCAAGATCAGAACTGTCTTCACCCTTCAGATAGAACCCGTTGTTACCATACGAACCAGTGTACTCCTTCGGCACCCACTGACCTGTACTGCTGCTTACTACGCCAAAATCAGAAGCCTGTTTAGCTGCGCCGTCGATAAAATTTATTTCAGCCATGTAACCATCAAAGTAATTAGCGGCAGTATGACCTTCACCAATTCTGTGATCTAAAGCATTATTAAAAGCTTGCTCCTCATTCTGACCGGGAGTTGAGTTTCTATCCCATCCCTCAGTTTGTTCTACACCATTGATATAACACTTAAAACGATTATTCGCAGTGCTTTGCGTAGTATCATACACAAAAACAAAATGATACCAAGCTGCTGTATCAGTAAATTCTTTTTCAAGCTCCCAATTCAATGTAGTGGTGCCAGACGTTTCATTGTTGAAAATCAGCTTGTTCATTCCTCCATTGCCACCATCGCCTTGGTCAAACTCAATAATACCTTGCGCACCCCCTCCAGCGGCTACCGTAAAAAACATTTGCCTTGTACCAAGAGCGCATCTTTTCATCCATAGACTATATGTCCAAATTTTACGATTACTTGCAGTACCCAAAGTACGAGACAGATGAGCAGAATCGCCGTCATTAAACCGGATCGACTGATCGATTTCATACGTCGCCGCAGAAGACTTGGATGTGCCTTGGATAATTGCCATTATGCAAACGCCGTGCTGGTGACCACATATGCGTTGGTGCCGTCGTCGTAATACGACAGCCAATAGGTGCCAGCGGTGCTGATCGTGCTAGCTAGGTTTGCATCACCCTTGGTATTTGCGTGTAGACTAATCGCATGTCCGCCAGTGTTAATCAACAGGATGTTACCCGACTGTCCAGCGGTGTGGTTGGTAAACGTCAAAGTGCCTGTGCCGCTAGGGGTGCACTTGAAGTTGTTGGTGGCGTTCTGATCGAACGACAGGTCGTTATCCGTCGTGATAGTGCCTCGCTGGCTAACAGTAAACGTCTGCGCCGTATCGGTCTTCGCTGTGTCAGCGTCGTACTGTTGAAGAGTTACACCGAGATCAGCGGAGTCATACTTAGTGTTTACTGCAGTTTGAACAGCACTAAACTCAGTGTTAAAATCTGCACCAGAAATAATTTTATTAGAGTCAGAATCGGCTAGAGCATCTTTGCCAGACCAGCTAACTTGAATTGTATAATCGCTCATTTGTTACCTCTTGTGTTTAACTTCGTGAAGAATATCTAGCTATTCCATATAATGATTTAGCACTGCCGTAAAGAGCTTGGTCACCGTCGTCATAAGGCGCTCTTTCGTCCTGTCGTTGGTTAGAAAGCTTTATAAACAACTGTTGCCTTGACCACTTAGGAGTCTGTGGTTTAGGCATGGGTTTAAATAAAGGTTTTGTCCTTCCACGGGGCATTACGATACTCTAAGTCTTTCCCCAGCCCAACGAGCAAGGTTTTTCTTTTTCTTTTCCTCTGTCATCTTTTTCTTTTTCTTTTTGACAAAGCTACCGGCTTTTCGATTTTTAACAGGTTTCATAGTACAACACCATATTCCTTGTTACGTTGTCTAACCAATTCTAAAAGCTTGTCTCGTTCCTTATCCCACACTTCTTTTAACCTTTGAGTGTCTACTTTAGGATTGTCGTCAATAACTCTGGTTACTTTTCCAGTAGGAGTTTTAAGTGCTTTTGTAACTTTCTTAACTTTTGTATCTGGAGGAGTAAACAATCCTCCTTTGTAATCTTTTAATGCTACGGTGTTTGGAACTTCACCTTTTTCATTTGATTTGTTTCCCGGTGTTTTACCGGAGGCTACCGAAGGAGTTTCAAAAGATTTTTCTTTGATAGGGTCTAAATCTTCTTTGTCTGAAAGCAATGATAGAATGTTTTCAATATCTGCCGCTTCGTCTTCAAACTCTTCAGTATCTTTGAATTCCAATTCGTTTTCTTCTAAAAAACTATACAACTCTTCTATACTTGCGGCAGGATTAGCTTGTTTAAAAGTCTTGGTAAGCAGTTCTTTATATAGCTGTGCTATCTTGTTTTTAATCTTTTCCAGTTCTAGATTGTAACTGGTATCCGATAAGGCTGCTTCAAGAGTAATCATATTAGCTTATCCTGTATAAGGGTGGGAGTCCCCAGCCATTAGACCGGAGACTCCCTAGACCTACTTAGGTAGCAGGTACAACGAAGGCAACACCAGCGTTGTCGCGGAGTTCCGCAACACCGTACAACGTGTCAGCCGTAAACAGGTCACCGAGGTATTCCTGTTTGTACTGGGTCTGCGAACGAACACCCATCTGCTCAGCAAGGCACAGAGCATCTTTGTGCATCATGACACCAACGCGCTGGGCATCGGAGTTGATGGACGGGCAGTTGGACGAAACATAAACGTCCATGCCGTAGATGCTGCCGATCTTGCCAGTCTTGATGGCGTCACCGTTACCAATGAACTGCTGTTCAGTGAAGCGGTTAATGCCGAGCATGTCGTTAGCAGCAATCGGAGGAATAACCATGCAACGGTTATCCGAAGGAACGTCAGCGTTGTCCAGCTTGAGGATCATGGCACGAATACCAGCATCCGTCAGGTCAGAAGCGTTCGAGGAGTTACCCGTGTACAGGGTCGTTCCGTCACCACCGATAACAGCCTTTTCATACAGAGAGGCACCCGTGCCGCCTACTGTTCCACCCTGAAAGCCTTCAGCAAGCGTAAACAGGTCCGTGTCAACCTGCGTAGCAAGAGCATAGCCAGCATCGTCGGTGTAGAACCGGCGAAGCGACTGAAGCGCCTGAACTTCCGTTATGTCTTCGATCAGGACGGAATATTCATAGTGCTTGTTGATGCTAACCTGCACTTCACTGTGAGTGTCGCCCTGAAGCGTAACCTGAGTGTTTGCAGCTTTAACATTAGCAGAACCACGAACCGGAGCCGGAATGTGGATCGTGTCGCCTTTTTTACCGGCGTGGTTAATTTTGGTAACGAGGTTACCGAGGACGAGATTTGCCTTATAACCGGCAATAACTTCGTCGGACCACAGTTCGGGAATAAAAGTTGCACCCGTCGTGGTAGTTTGATGTCCAGTACCCAAAGCCATAATTTAATTC